AATCCATAAAAGTTCCACTCGTTTAACGAGTCGGGTAACAACCCACCCGTTAATACTTGGGTCTGGATGGCGTTGTCAATGTTTGCTAAGTTTTGACCCGGATGCGCCAACACTTGTAACGATCCACCAGCAGGCGAATACTGCAAATCAAACTGCCACAACAGATTTGGATCTGGTGTAAACGTCACATCATACAACGACACCGTTGTGGGCGTTCCAGTAATACTGGAGGCCGTTACAGTTACCGTTGTATTTGGTGACGAATATACCGCACTAACTACTGTAGTTGCGGTAGTAATGTCGTCATCAAATATAACCGTCATTGCGGCAGGAAACGCCGCCGTAACATCACCAGCAATTACAAAGGTACTAGTTGTGTTGGACACCAAAGTAAATGGCGAGTAGCCGGGTAAAATATTTGCAACAAGCGGACCACTACCAACGCCAAATGTAGTGCCTGTTGTAAATACTTCTAAACCATACTGGTTGCCAACGAATACATAGTTAACGCCGTTAAACGAGTTAGAGATCATGCCACGGGGGATGCCCGTAAATGTGGCAAACAACTCACGGTAGCCACCCATTTTTCTAGGCACACCACGCTGGAAACGGCACCACTCTCCATCACTAAACTCTTGTGATTCGAACACAGTACCATCTCGTTTAATACCTGGCTTTACGCCAAGCGTATAAACTAAATTATACTGCTGCTGTGTTGCACTTTGTTCCGCCATTAGAACGTCCCGCCACCTATTAACCCTGCGTTAAATGTTGCTGGTGTAGATACTTGTGGGTCTAGTGTGTTGGTATTATCGATATCCAACATTAATATGCCGTTGGCAGAAAGCCCTAAATTGTTGGTACCAATCAAATACATACCTGTGTTGGTATCGCTTGTAAAAGAAAACGATGGTGCAGCGGCAGAGCCGTTGTCTGCGTAGTAAACACCCACGGTTGTCTGGCTAATAATATACAACTGATTACCATCACTTAACGCCAGTACAACGCCGCCGTTACTTAATGGGATAGGTGTCTGTAAGCTACCAGAGATTTGGAATGTAACATTATATCCAGCTTGTCCTGTATTGTTTACCAACACATACAACTGTGTGGTAGCTGGTAAAGTAACATCTAAATCAACGGCACGGGTGCCAGCCAATGCAACATAGGTTTGAATAATTGGTGCGTACGATACTAAACTAAATGTGTTACCAACAATAGAGTCTACATCGTATGTTGCCGATGTAAAGGTTACGTTTGATGGTACCGATAAACCAACGGTAAAGAAGTTACCAGAGGATTCTTGGAAGACAATAAAGCCAGACTCTGCGGGGTTAACAGTTATATTTGCTAAACTGTCAATTGTTGAAGTACCTTGTGGTGTGATTGTAATTGCACCGGTTCCGTTATTTCTAAACGCAATATACCAACCAGTAGTTAAACTAGCTGCCGTTGGTAGTGTAAATGTGCCATTACCACCCGTCCACACAAATGTAGCGGCACGGCTTGCGTCTGTAATTGATGGTGTTGACGATACTTCTACAACGTTTTGTGTGGTGTTTAGTTTGCCAGATAGGGCAACTAAACCGTTTCCAGCTAACGAAGCGGCATCGGCGGATGATGTGCCAGCGCCAAAGGTTACATTTTGCCAGACACCAGCAGAAGTAGAGTTATCCGATAGATAAAAATATTTAGACACTCCTGCGGGGATTGACACAGATCCTGTGCCAGCAAAGTCTTGTACAGTAAATGCTACGCCACCAAAGTTACGAATTAAAATGTCAGCGCCGGTGGTTCCTTGATTTGCCTCTGGTAATGAAATAACCAAGCCAGATGTGGACGGCGTGCAATCGATAATACGAGCCGCTGGGACTTGTTGTGGGTTAACAACCGCTGGCCAGTAAAGCTGTACGTTCGCACTAAAGTTAAGTTCGTAGTACGATACGTCCGTTGGCTGAACAACTGTTCCGGTAAATGGTGATGTATAAATTGGCATAGTTTAGGGTTCCTGAACCGTGGTATTTCTGTCAATCCGACGGGAGCTGTCTTCTTTTTTAAGCGCTGCCAGTGACTCGGTATAATATTGTTTCCACACAGGGATTTTGTCTAAGGCTTTTAAATAGCCTTGTGCTTGTAATAGCGTGCCAAATAACATGGCTTGTGGGCACTCGCGCGTGAACAAGTTGGTTTGGTTTGATGTGTCTAACGGCTGTATTAAACTGTAGTAAATAATTTCTACGGAATAATCATCGTCTGGCTTTGGAGCAAAGTTCCAATTGTTGTAGTCATACTCGCCGTAGTACTTTGGCTGTCCATTACTAGATTGCGATTGATATTGTGCAATGTAGTCCTGCGAACGCAACAACATAGGAGCGCCGTTAACCTTCATGGATACTGTTTTACGCCAGCGTGCTGGTTTAGCCAGCACATCTTGATTGGTTGCCAAAGTGGTTTCCACCACGGTTAACTGCAACAATGTTTTTAATTCAGCAGCAATAGCAGCTTCAGCCAAGCCAATTAGGCTGGGGATCTGTGCGACAAAACCAGCGTCATCACGTTCCATGTAACGCTGAACGTCTTCGACTAGATTGTCGTAGGTCATTACATATGCGCCGCTCATCGTGTGTAGTAACTTATGTTAGGTTGATAGTAGATCGGTGACTTATCACGCTCTTCTTGTGCCGCGTCGTACTCTAATTTAGTTGCAATTGTCTCGAGGTATTGCACACGGTTTAAATCAATTTGTGGTAGTTGCATCGCCAACTTGTGCGATAGTGTCGCTTGGATTGAACCAATCCAACGGTTTGGCAAATACAACTCATCGGTTAACGAGCCAACGTCTGGCATCTGTGTCTCAATGATTAACTGAAACACTTGGTAGTTATTGTTTGGTACTGGCCACAGGTACATGCGTGGCTCAATTAAACGATCATACCAGTACTGTAGTGAGCGCTGGCTTGGGAATTGTTTGTTGGGTAGGTTCCAGTAGTCGTCACGATTTAGTCGTGCTAATGGAATGACTTGCTGGCTCTGTGCAAACTGGATGGCACGCAACGAGAAGGTTGCTAGTGTGTTTCGGTTTTTTAATCTAAAAAAGTAAAACGGCTGGGTGGCGTTAATACTAAAGTATGCCCACTCACGATCTGCTAGTGTGGTGGATGGGAACGACTCCCACACCGTCCAATTTGTTCCGTCGTTGCTGACCTCAAAGTCTAGGGTATAGGTTGCCGTTGTTCCTGGGCAGTACGCATTAAATCCAACGTAAAACAAACGTGTTTGGTTGCTGTACGCCGCGCCAAAGAAGTTATTAGCCAATGAGCTGGTTGCAAAGAGATCTAGTGTGTCGTTTGCGTCTTGATCAAACAAGTTAACCACATTTGGATTTGACGTTGGCAGTAAACCACTATACGATGGGTTGGTGATATACACCCAGTTTGCCTCACGCACATCAATCGTGCTCTCTGGCAACGAAACCCATTGTGCGTTTGTTGGCGCGCCGATGACTTTATTTTCTAAGAGCCACAGGTTAACGCCACGGTTAGATAGGTTTTGCAAGATGTAGTACAGCGCTTGTTTACCTGCGTCAACATACTCAGGCGTGATTTCTTCTGCCGTCTTACCAGCATCACGATATGCGTACGAAATCAACTGATCTATGTTGATCTTTGTCTGGTTGATGGTACCAGAGTATGACATAAATTAACGTCCTCTACCGGATGCGCGTTTAGTTACTTTTTGTGGAAGGTTTGGTTTTGCTTTGCCAGCTTTAATAAACTCTTTGCCAACCTTTTTAGGAATGCCAAGGGTTGACTTACCAGCCGCGGCGGCGTACATCGCCTTCTGTTGCTGTTTAGACTCTATTGGCATATTAGCAAATCTTTCCGCCGTTACGTTTGTAACCCATTTTGTTACGAACATGGGTTGGTAGTTCTGCTAAACCGGGGTTCTCTTCTGCATCAACATCTTTTAATGCTCCGCCAGTAGAACATTTTTTAACATTACCACCCTTACGCATCATGGGAGGAGAAGGCATTTCGCTACTTAAAGAAGGAGGCATGATGGTATCTAAACCACCGCTTGGCATGCTTTCTTTAATGTTTGATTCTTTTACTTTCATTGCTGCGCTAGGAGCTTTTGCTTTCTTAGGCTTGGCCAATTTGATCTTTTTAATATCGTCTTTGTCGCCAGAGTCTTTCTTCATTTTGATAGAACCGCCAGCTTGATAACGAGCTACGCAACCGCCTTCTTTCTTCATGCGACCGCCCTTATTTAATTTTTTAAGATCGGTCTTCTCGCCTTCGTGTGATTGCTTGTCGTGCATAGCAAGTGCCTTTTTGACAATCTTCTTGTCTTGGGCAATGTCTTTTTCCATTTCTTTGGATTCAGAATGACCGCCATTTTTATAGGCTTTGCCACCGTTAGAATATGCTGACTTGACTGCACCGCCATCTTTAAAGCACTGCATCTTTGGTAGAGATTTAAAGCCTTCCATGGTATTTCCTCAATGTTAAAATGTGATCAATTCCCTAATACTACTTATGCAAAAAATCAAGGGTTTACGCCCCAGCTAAAAACAACGACCGCTCTATCTGTCTACGCTTTTTAAGGACCGGCGGAGTACTCCAATTAAGGAAGGCATCCCCCGCCTTGTGTACATTACCCTCGTTAAGATGTCTAACCACCTCTGAGCGGGTCATGTTGTCTGGCCCGATGTTGTGGCACAGGCTCATTAACGCATCAATCTGGTGCCTTCTAGGAATGCTGTTTAAAGCCGATTCTAGGGCTTTAGAGCACTTTTCTAGGTCTCGGTGTAGGATACCCACCACCTCTGCCTCAGAAAGCTCCCTGTGGAGCAAATGGATGTCCTTTTGGCGTATCAAATGACCAATGCCTGTTGTCCAGTTGCCGCCATAATCTTGGTAGGCTCGGTAGCGCTTTCCTTCAAAATGTTCGATTAGCTCAACGGTTGAGTCTGCAACCCATTGGAACGGAGTGTTGGCTTGTGCCCACTTTGCTAGGGGATCATGAAAACATGTACCCCAGACAAGAGCAATCGCACAGGCGTACACCGCCAGGTGATGTCGTAACATAACGTCTCCTTAATTTAGACTAATTGTACGGTCTTGTACCGTTCTTGTCAATAATTAAGGCCTGACGCCTTGGTTGCTGTTCTTTGGTGTTTGGCACGCTGATATGCGTCCAGGAGCCAAACTCTTCAATGATCTGGTCAAATGGTATTCCTCCATCGATGCAGGCCTGTACGACCTGTTTGGGGGTCAATCCGGGGACTCTGATAT